AGAAAATAGAAAAAAACCACAAAAAGAAGGGGAAGGGGTTCTCCCCTCCCGGACATTCTTTTTTGTAATTCTCGATTATTTTGATTATATATTATAGATGTAGAAGGATACCATATAGGATGGTATCTAGTCATGTACTAATAGGAGGTAATATCATGACAAACAGCAAATTTTATACAAACATCGATCGTCACTCTAGTCAGGAATGGTTTGATACTGAATATTCTGTAAAAAGCTTTCTTGATGAACTTGTCGATACAGACAAGAGTGGAGAGGGGGTGAATGTAGTAACATTCAGTATCCGCTCAGAGGATGGAGAGTGTTGGGAAGAGTTGTTCAGCTATGACAACAAGAACAGCTCTGCAGACTTCTCTCAAAGAGCAAAGGAGGTGCTCTCTGCAGAGACGATCAATCGAATCTCCAATTTCGGAAAAGAGGTAAGCCATCCGAGAGGGATTCCATATTCCGTGCGGCAGGAGTTCCAATTTGCTTTCAGAGAGGCAAAGCGCCGTATGGAGAATCTCAAGTATTCTCCTACGGAAGGAGATGAGAACTATGTTTGCCGCGAACAGGGGTTTGAGATTCCATACCTTGATGGGATTCTCCACTTCTCGAAAGAGGAGTTCGACGAGAACTATCACGATGAGGAGGATCGTGACCAGTTCCCGAAGTACACTCCATATTTCATCCTCCCAAACGGCGTGCATGTATTCTATCCAGAGCAGGTTTTTGCATTTGACAAAAACCGCTGGCTCATTGACTGGCCAGAGTAATCAGCTCTAGGTCAATCACATTTGGGATCCTTAGTGGTCCCATTCTTTTTTTTGTAATAAGCATCATAGTTGAATACTATAGATATGAATAATGATAAGGAGGTTATTCTATGGGATCAATATATGATAAATATAAACTTGGAGAAGAGACTATATCATGGTTTGATAAATTCAAAACCGATTTGGACCTCTTACGTATCAGAACAAGTGGTCATTGGTCAGGAGAATATGTACCAAAAGATTTTATCATAAATTTTATAGAAGACGTTGATAGGGATATAGATTATCTATACAGAACTGACTTAGATTGGTATTATGCTAGATTTAAAGATTTCGTTTCAGGCCGTATATTCTGTATAGAGGAATATTGTGGAACTACTGAGTCTCTCTATAATAGACAAATGATGCCAATAGAAAAATTCAGAGAGATGCATGAGATTACAAAAGATATGCTACAATCCATCAATGTATTAAAAGAATATGAAAGGTTTAATAGTCATGGTAAACTTAACCACCTTACACAACAAGATTCTAAACGGGGATGGGAGGATATCAGAACAAGAAAAACAGTATATAGTGACATTGGCAACTATAATCTGTCAGAGGGGTACGATTCAACAAGAAGAGTTACAGGATTTTGAAAATATAATCAAAATATCCAACCTTCTATACAACAATGGAGCAAATGCTCTATTGCCATTATCGGATGACTTATATGATGCTATACTATCTATAGCAAAGAAGCAAGGGATCCAATATCCAGTAGGAGCTCCATCTGTAACATTTACTAATCTGGATACTATAGATCTATTAGAACCATATGCATCCAATTCAGATTATCCTAAACAGGTAGTAGCATTTGTACCAGATAAGGATAAAATGTTCTATTATAGAGATCTAACCTCTAATAGAACACTTCCTATGTATGGGGATTATATTATAAACTCATCTACAGATCTTATATCTAGAAAGACTAGAAACACATCTCATTCTTATGGGATGTGTGGTACTCTTGATAAGTGTAAGTATGTATTGAGTAATGATGCTAGAGGAGAAGGAAGATTTGAAGATCCTTCAGTAACTATCTTTGAGAGAGACTTCTTGGCAAAGCATATTCAGCAAGGATTGGTTAATCCAGAAGATATATCTCTAGTAGTATCTCTAAAGTATGATGGTATATCTGTAGAAGCAGAAGTAGATGGAGATGAAATAATCTCTGCATGTACTAGAGGAGATACTTCTAATAATGAAGCATCTGATCTAACTCCAGCATTATCTGGTATGAAGTTTCCCAGAGCATCTAATATACAGAAAGGAAATCCATTTGGCATAAAGTTCGAGTTAATCATAACTGATTATAACTTGAAGAGGATAGCAAGAGACTATGGCAAAACATATGCAAATCCTAGAAATGCTGTTATAGGATTGACTGGTGGGTTAGATGCACGTAAATATAGAGACTACTTGACTCCAATTCCACTTGAGAGCTCTCTGAATCTACCGCGTATGCAGGAATTAGAACTGCTCAATAACTCATATACGCGAGGAATCGATATGCGGAGTACCCTCCTAGTGGGCACATACGTAGAAATCCTCTACAAGCTAAAACAGTTTGTTTTGGAAGCAGAACGATTAAGACCATATATGGGATTTCAATATGATGGTGTAGTGGTAGAATATACGGATCCATATCTAAGAGAGAAGTTAGGAAAGAGGAATAGTATACCAGAGTATGCTATAGCAATTAAGTTCCCTCCTATGAGAAGAGATTCTATCTTTACTCATTATACTTACTCTGTAGGACAAACTGGAGTTATAGTACCAATGGCTCATTTCAAACCTGTAGAGTTTATGGGTGCTATACATGATAAGACAACTGTTCACTCTTATAAGAGATTCAAGAACCTTATGCTCAAACCAGGAGACAAGGTATTTCTCACATTGAATAACGATGTGATAGTATATCTAAACAAGTCTCCAGATGAAGAGCAAGATCCAAACAATCATAATCCATATGAAGAATTCCCAGAGGTTTGTCCATCATGTGGACAACCGTTGTCAATGTCTGATTCTGGTGATAGCGTATATTGTACAAACTTCTATTGCAAAGAGAGATGTATTGCTCGTATAGCAAATATGCTAAAGAAGTTAAATATCAAAGACTTCTCTACACAGACTATGAGGCTTCTAGACATAAGAAGTTTTGTAGATCTTATCTTATCTGAGAATAGATTGGAGAATAGTGGTCTAGGACCAGTAGAACAACAGAACTTTAGAGAGATGCTCAATATTCTTAAATCTATAGAATATCCAGATTATAGGGTATTGGGATCTATAGGATTCACAGGTATAGCAGCAGATACATGGAAGCTTATCTGTAGGAAGTTTGAGTGGGAGAAACTCATATATGGAAAGTCTGAGGAGTTGGATAATCTGTCTAAGATCAAGGGCATTGGTCCTAAGACAGTATCTACTATCAAGAATGAGAGAAGTTTCTTTGGTAGGGATCTAGATTATATCAAGAAACATATGAGGGTAGTATCCACATATGATCCATATAACACTCAAGAGAAACCACAGGTTAGAATAACTGGAGTTAGAGATCCAAAACTCTTGGCTCAGTTCAATGAGAAAGGATTCAATGCTACAGACGGATCTGTGACTAAAGACACGCAGATACTTATAGTTCCTCATCTTGGTGCTAGATCTAAGAAGTATGATACTGCTATGAAGTTCATAGCAAACAGATTGAAAGCTCTTGGGTATAAGGGCAATCCAGCTGTTCTTCCAACTGATCAGATCAGGAGAGTATATCCATGGATTATGGATATAAACGAGGCTAACTACTTTATCAAAAATTATAATAAAACTTGATATGCCTAGTTACTTAGGTATAATCGCAATGTAACTCTAATTAGGGTTATATACCATAAGTATGAGAAGTGAAGAGATTCAAGGGAACTACCCTACCTATATACGATAGATTATGGACGTGTATAGGCTGGAGGTAGTCCCATGAGTCTCTCCCTCAGTTTTATATTATAGGGAGGATTTTTTATTATGAAGAACTATCTGGAGTCTACGATCCCAATGCAAGTAAACAAGATCATGAGTGGAAGGAACTATGGTTGGAATGACCAGTGTACTGAAGCGTGCATCCGTTCTCTCTTTGAGGGCTTTGCAGTGTATCTTGGTCGTAACAAGAGCAAAGATACTCCACTTGCAATTGTATTGAAAGACGTAGACGATAAGTTCCACTTTGCTGCATATGTGCAGTATCTCAAACAAGGTGAAGCTGGAGCAGACGAAGGTTCTTGGTCTCTGAATTATACGTTCAGTGAGGCTGATCTCGACAAAGAGAATTGGACGATTGTCAACTATCCTGACGATCAGGTAGCATTTGGTATTGTATCTGATATCGCATTTAGTCGATATGGTATGGTATTCAAGTTCCTTCCGAAAGATGCAGATGGAAAGATTTGTGAAGGTTCTCCTCAGGAGCTTCTCTGCACATGCATTGATACTGTATATGATTATATGCGTGCAAACGTATCTCAGGATCCAGTGCTTGAGTATACTGATTACTTCACTGCAACCGCTAAGGTTGATGGAGATGGTTCGGTATATGTAGGTATTACTCCTAGCGCATTGTTGAAACAGCATGTCAAGGACGATTCCATGATTGATTCTAAGTAAAAATATATAGCTTTTGATAAGAAGATAGCTAGAGAAGGTCATTCTTCTCTAGCTACAGATTTTATCATCAAATGTATTATTTTTACTAATGGAGGAAGATTTACCCATGAAGAAGGCAAAGATTGGAAGAAGAATCCTCGATGTGATAGATGAAGATGAGTTCATTAGAAGAAGTTCGCTCAACCCAGATATTGTAAATTCATTGGCAGAAGATACTGCTGTTGAGAAAGACGGTTATATCTATCCTGTATCTAAGCAGTATAGCAAAGATGTAACAGGTGTTATAGATATGGGACAAGTTCTCTTATACTCAATGCCAGAAGAGAGTAAAGAAGAAGATGAGTATAAAGTAGAGAATGCTATAGACTTCGATAATGTGAAGTCATTACAAGAGTCTATTACCAAACAGAATCAACTTATGAGTGCAGAGAGAACTATTCTAGTATCTCCTGAGAACATATTCTCTCCAGTAATCAAAGAAGAAGATACTCCAGAGATGAGATTGTTGAAACAGGCTATTTGTTTGAAGAATATTGACCTGGATAACTACAAACAGAGATTTGGTTCTGATTATAACAACGATAGAAGATTGTTTGAGCAGAATAGTATTACATTCTTCAAGCTTAAGAGATTGGCCGAGATTATGGATATGAATGTATCTCTTTCTCTTGAAGACAAACCAGGAGCTCCTAATCCTATTGGGGAGAAGCTTACGATTCAAATTACATCGGATGGGGAGCGATGAGATATGAATCAAAGACAGTTCATACATGACTTCAGCGCGAAGTATAGACCTAAGTTCAACCAGAAGTTGTTCTATAGATCTGATGATGAGATTATCCATCATCTTAAGATGATTATCAAATCTTGCGAAAGGGAAATGGGAGTAGGGGGATACTTTACCATTCACATAGAGAACTTCAGAGTTGTAGAAGACTATAACGAGGTAAACTCCATACTACAGAAGTATCAAGAGGTTAATATCAACAAGTCTTCTAAACTCAAGGGAGTACTAGATAATAGATATGACTTCATTGATCTTAAAGAGTCTGACCTCAAACTGTTAGTAGTTACCTATTATATAGAAGCTGCTGATGGAAGAGAGATGTTTGATGTCATCATAGCAGTTCCTAGAGTAATAGATCAGTTCTATTATCGTATCAATGGTAATATACGTTCTGCTATGTATCAGATAGTAGATGCATCTACCTATAACAACGGTACCTCATCTGCTAAGAAATCTATGAATGTATTCAAGACCATCTTCCAGCCTATACGAGTATTTAGAAACCTGACTACTCAGATTACTACTGATGGAGAAGAAGTACCATTAGTTACTTATGATGCAGATATCTTTAAGAAGTCTGTAGAGATGAGTAAGTATATATTCGCTAAGATGGGATTCATCAGAGGTCTACAGTTCTTAGGACTAGATGGAATTATTAATATCACCGATGAGGATGACAAGGATCCACGATTCTATACCTTCCTTCCAAAGAAGTCTTCTAATATCTACATCAAAGTTCCTAGATCTATGATGGAACAGAACTTAGTTGTACAGCATGTGACTAATATGCTATGCTCTGAGTTCACACGTAAGTTTGCCGTTATGCCATTTATCTATCATAGAGAATACTGGTTAGATGCTCTAGGAAGACACTATAACTTAGCAACTCCTAGAGAGAAAGGAATCTCTGTATTAGCATCGTTAGAGTTCATCTATGATATTGGTACAAGAGAACAACTCAGACTTCCTGAATGTGAGAAGAAGGATATCTATTCTATTTTCAGATGGATACTCTATGAGTTTGGGGCTATCTCTAGAAAGAACAATCTCAATACGTCTATCAAGAGAATGAGATGTGGAGAGTATGTAGCATCTCTATACGCCCCTAGATTGTCCAAGAATGGTATCTATCGTCTATCAGATATGGGAGAGAAAGTAGATCTAAGAGCAATCAAGAAAGCATTGATGACAGATCCTATGTATCTTATCAATGAAATCACTAACTGCTCTCTTATCAACTTCAGAGATATGATGACAGACAATGATTCATATCTAGCATTGAAGTATACATATAAAGGTATTGCAGGCATTGGTGAATCTGGATCATCTGCTATACCTGATGTGTATAAGTACGTGCATCCTACTAATTTAGGTATAGTAGACCTAGATGCATCCTCTCCTACAGATCCTGGTGTATCTGGCTGTATTGTGCCATTGATTCAGTTATATGATAATGATTACTTTACAGACTTCCAAGAACCATGTTCTTGGAGAGAAGACCTAGAGAAACAATATGAGATCTATCGTCAGAAGGTAGAACAGAAACAAGTTGTAGAGTTTAAAAAGCTTGTGTTAGATGATTCTAATGTAAGAGAACTACAGCTTAGAAATGCAGAAGAGACTAGAACACTCATAGATCAAATTTTTGGCAAAGATAAGTAATAGATTGGGAGCATATGGGGATTCTCCCATATGCTCATGAAATTATATATTATATACATGAAAGGAGTTGATTGTTATGGATATCAATGGGAAGGTAGAAGTCGTTGGTGAGAGAAAGATAGAATATGAATCCAAAGAGTCTGTTATCAAGTTAGAGCTTTCTATTGTAAGCAAGATATCAAACTCTAATGGTGCTGCATCTAGTCTTATACTCAAAGTGGATATTGTAGATATAGACGAAGATAAACTTATACCAGAAGATGATTTTGAAGGGTATAAGAAAACTTTACTCGGTTCCTTCTTGTCTAAGTATGATAACTACGATATGCCACATCTTACAAGCGATGAGGTTAAGAAGATTGCATCATATGCAGAGTTATGGTTCTACTCCAACGTATCTCCAGTTAAGAGCAAGTTGAAGATACAAGAACTATATCATCTGAAGAGTAATGCAAATACTAGGTTAATATATCAGCCTAGAAACAACATCGCTATCACTACGGAAGTGATATCTAAATATGAGATGAACCTATCATAAAGTAATAGGTATAATCTCTTTCTGTGTATTAACTAAAGGAGAGGATTAAAGTGAGTGAAATAGATTGGATTGATAAGCTAGGAACTCCAGATGACCAGCATATCGATAATACAAATCATAAATCTTACTTTCACTACGAATGGCCAGATGCATTAGATAATGCATTCACTATTGGATTGGGTATTGTGGTAGGACTCTGTGTTATCATCATGGTATCTATCCTGTTTGATATGTAAGATATGGAGGAATAGTATATGGCAAATGATAGTAGCATCTATACTAGATGCTTCGTGTTCTCTCAGACTCAAAGAAAACAAATAGCCGATATTGCAGCTACTATGGGAAGTATTCAACCTAAGATTGGTAAGGTTGTAGTAAATGGTGTATATAGAGAATACACTGAGATTGTAAGAGATATGACTCAAAGCAGATATCCAGATGCTGTACTTGTAATCAAGGGAGACATCAGAGAGATGAAGTTTACAGAGCCAGAGTAAATATAGATATGAACACATACTATATTTATGATCTCTTGGCATCGAGATCTTCCTTTCCATATTTTTAGGTCAGCATCCTCTGTGATGCTGACTTCTTTTTTGTCTCTATATAAGAATAATAGAAAGGATGTGAGAACAATGAACAAAGAGAAAGAAGTAGTAACCTTGGATAAGTTTGGAATATGCCCACTGTGTCATAGACATATGGGGATGCTTCATTCAGTATATACATTCTATGGTATGACAGAATCTGGAAAGTATCCTAACAGAATACTTGGAGAACCAGAAGAGGATTATACACTCGCTTGTCTATGTGGATATAGAAAGAAGATGGTACAATCTGTTTATGGTTTATATCCAGAAGGTCATGTAAAGATAGAAGAAGAGGAGAAGATAATGACCACTCCTCCTAAAGATTTTATCTTAGGATATATAGACGAAGACCAAGATTCAGTTATCACTAAAAAAGAGGAGTTAAGATGATAATGAATATGGCGTTTGCAACAATAAACCCATTTTCTTTCCCAGAGATAGTAGAAGAGATTCTGATGACTCCTATCTCTACTAACCCACATAATCCTATCAGATCTAATGCTCCAGTATCAGAGTTCTTAGACAATTTTGATAAGTTCTTAGAGGCTGTTGTTCATAGCAATATAACCTCTTCATCTTCTTATTCAAGGTCTGTACCATATAGGAAGTTGGATGATACTAATGGTGCTATACGTACAAAGTATAAGGCTATCTCTATTCCGTATGTAGATGGGATAAGTAAGGATATCCATCTAGTATACAACATCGTTCATGATAGAGATTTTGAGACCAACAGTACAGAATATCCACCAAGTATATTCAATATTCTTAGAGATGAGATGGTTATTCTCACCCATGCTATACTTGGAGAAGCTGCTGCTATAACTCAAAGCAAAGTAGTTTATAATATCAAGAAGCAAGAGGATAAGAACTACTCAAGCGTATTAATTATGAGCAGCAATCCAGTATTTGCTATTGTGGATAGACTGTATGAAGACTTTGTCAAGTTGTATAACTTCATATACTTTAATGGAGTAGATTGTCTAGATGAACAACAGACTCTATTTAGAGTATACTCTGTATTAACTGCTATATACAAGATATCAAACAAGATATCTAATGAGCTAAATATAGCAACACAGTCTTATGACGATCAAGACATCTTTGTTTTAGATAGAGTATTAGCTACTACCTATTCAAAGGTTGTCATACACTTACCTACAAATTTTATAAATGGTAAGAAACTTAAGACATATATAGAGAAGAGAGATGAGAGTATTGTAAGTGAAGTATTAGCAAGACCTAAGTATATGGAAGAGGCTTCTCTAATACTATCTATGATCAATACTCACAATATGCTTTCACATAAGAATAACGCGGGATCTCTATAGATCCCTTTTCTTTTTTATCAAAGGGGGATGAAAACTATGAGTTTTCTTAGTAAGTTTTTCGATAGGTTTAGAAGCACGAGCGATGCAGAGAAGTTCGCTGCAGCAGCTGGTGCAGTTACGAATGTAATGAGTCATGCAGATATGATCTCTGGTATTCTTAAAGCTATCGATGATGCACAGGCTGGAAAGGCTCCTGCGAATGGATATACTCGCAAGAATTGGGAGGTTGTTATCAACAATGCTCTCAATGTTGCAGTTGCATTCATTCCTGAGGATGACAAGCAGTTCCAGAAGGACGTTCTTGATTTCGTTACTAAGTATAAGGGTAAGACTCTCGTAGACTTTGCTATTGCCGCACAGCGTGCAGTAAACGAGCGCGATAAGTAATACTATATTCTAATGCATACTATAATAGTGTATCCCTTGATGGATACACTATTCTTCTAGTTACAAGAGAAATGGGGTGATTATAAATTGAAGATCTACAACAGTAGTACCAATTACATTTATAAACACGACATTGCGGGGTTATTAGTCAATCTTCTAAAACAAGAGTATTACGAGAATAAACACGAAGAAGAATTTTATACAGAAGAAGATGATCTAGAAGGCCTAGATATACCTGGACTTTTAAGCGATATAACAGACTCGTTAAATAGATTACAGTGTGATGATATAACTCCCCCATTTATAGATCAAGACAGTGGATATACCGTTATCTTAGATAAGAAGAATCGAATGAAATACGAGGCATGTTTAATGCAAGATCCTACTACAAACAAACACTTTATCTCACTTATAGTATCTACTATGGATGCTGTACTAGTCAACAATAATGAACTAGTAATGGGTAAGACAGAGTTTGACTTGAGTAGTAGAATCTATGGAGAAAGATGCTACGATTGTGGATCTAAATTTGATATAGACTAATACCAAGAGGTAATCCATTATGGATTACCTCATATATTTTTTAGAAAGAGAGATCTACCATATGAAACTTGCTAGATTGATCCTTAAGAATTATATCGGTATATATAACGGTATGGGATTGAACAAGATAGACATAGACTTCTCTAAATGTAAGAATAGAATCTTAGTTATCAAGGGAGATAATGGTACTGGCAAATCTACTCTATACAATGCTATGAATCCATTGAATGATCCATCTATAGCATTCATACCAGGAGTAGAAGCTAGTAAGATGATATCATACTTCTTAGATGATGGATCTATATTAGAGATCAGATATACCTCTCCAGTATCTTCTAATGGAGATAGAAAACCATCTCAGTGCTCTATATCTAGAATCTTTCCCAATCAACCTCCTATAGAACTGAACCCATCGAGAAATATAACAACTGCTAAGAGTATAATCTATGAGTTGTTTGGATTAGATGATAACTTTATCATGCTATCTCAGCTATCTGCTAATCAGAAAGGATTAGGAGGATTAAAACCTGCTGATAGAAAGAAGTATGTGAATGCTATCATAGATAGTCTTAGTGCATATATGGATATGTATAAGACACTCTCTAAGAAGGGTACTATTTTAAAATCTATGATCTCATCTCTATCTAGCAAGTTATCTCAGATTGGCAATATAGAGATGATAACAGATCAGACTGCCAAACTACAACAAGAGTTAGATAGCCTACAGATACAAAAAGAACAGTTGGTATCTAAAGTAGCTACTATTAAAGCTCAGTTAGATGAGATCAATAAAGATGGAGATGTACTACAACAGTTTACTACAGCCAATAATGAACTCATAGTGTTGAAGAATGAGTATGATAACTTCCCATCTGTAGAAGAGTTGAAAGTTTCTGATAATGAGTTGCTGAAAATGGAGAAAGAGTTATCTTCTCTAGAAGCTAAGATAGAATCTGGTGAGTCTAGATTACAAGAGTATATAGATAAAGAGTCTAAGATAAGAGATGAAATAAACTCAACTAAGATAGAGTTAGACTCTCTAGGAGATCAAGGTCTATTGTCTGATATAGATAATAGACTAAAAGGATTGAATATTCAGCTCAATGAGTATAAAGACTCTTTTGAGTCTCTAGGATTTTCTGCATATAATGATATATCAGAGAGCGAATATCTCTTTGCTCTAAAGACTCTAGAGACTATCAATACTACTATCTATAACTTAGCTGATACATACTCTCTTACAGAAAGAGAGATAGCATTAAAGCATCTCAATAAACCATATGTAGAAGATATAGATAGTGATAAGCTTATAGAGTCTCTACAACAGAAAGTTGTAGAGCTTACTGATTCCATCAAACAGCAGTATTATATAAGAGATACATCTAAAGATTATGAGAATATTCCTAAAGACTGTAACCACTTCGATGATTGCCCATTATCAGAGTCTGTAAGATCTATACGTAAGGGAATGATATCTAAAGATGCTCTATTGGCTTTAGAGAATAAGAAAGAAGAATTGCTATCTTCTATAGAAGATCTTAAACAGAGATCTGATAGATATAAGACCATATCTTCTGCAATAACAGATATCAAGTTCTTATTCCAACTATGTGATTATGGAACCCTATTCAAGTTTCCTAATACACAATTCTTATCTTCTGCTAAGAATATAGCCCATCATATCCTCAATGTGATTCCTATAAAGATAGATATAGAGAAGTATAGAGAGTATTCTAACTACATCTCTCTCATATCTGGATTGAAAGAAGATATATCCGCATTACAAGAACAAAGAAAGAAGATAGAATCTTCTAATAAGACTTCTATCATACTGAGAAACAATTTAGATAGATTACATACTGATTTAGATGAGATATTGAGTTCTAAATTAGGCTTAGTCGGTAAGATTACAACACTCAAAGAACGCAATTTGCAAATATCTAATACAGTGCAGTCTATCCGTACTGCTAAAGCGTTAAAAGAGCGATATGAGGATATTTCTACTAAATTAGAATCTACTTCATCTTTAGTAGATAAACTATCAACCTCTCTTAGTAAAGCACAACAACTATCTGAAGAGTATACAGAAGAGAAGACAAAACTTATGAGAATATCCCAACAGGATATTCCCACACTTTCTAATCAAATAGAGCAGAATAAGTATAGAATGGTCATGTTTGATCAGTATAAGAAAGACTATACTGAATATGAGAAGATGTACTCTACATTACAATCTCTTAGACACTATACGTCTATCAATGGTATACAGACTGTCTATATGACCATGTTTATGAACTCTATACTACAGGCTACCAATAATCTACTACAGTTACTATTCAATGGTAGATTTGTATTACAACCATTCATCATCAATGAGAATGAGTTTAGAATCCCATGTATAGATATAGAGGGTAATCTAAGACCAGATATATCTATGATGAGTGATAGTCAGTTATCTATGATATCTATGCTTATCTCATTCACTCTATTGCATAAAGCATCTGAGATATACAATATTATCAAGTTAGATGAGGTTGATAATAACTTGGATAACGAGAATAGACTACAGTTCTCATTATTGATCAACTCTGTTATGGATATACTGAACTTCCATCAGTGTATTATAATCTCTCATAATAATGAGATAGATCTATCCAATGCAGATATGATTCTATTGAAGATAGAGAATCAAGAGACATTGTCTTATCTCAATGCAAGTGGATCCAATATAATCTATTCATATAATGGATAGATTGTTTTATTTAAGGAGGAATTTATCATGAAAGCAAATTTAGTCGTTATTCAAAGATGCCCAAAGAACACTAGAGAATATATAGAAGCGCAAATAGATAGATGTGAGGATGTAGAGTATGATATCAATCTAGATGGAAACTTCAATGGAGAATACAACTACTGGTATATGAAGATAAACACATGGGATACTCTCAATACTCCAGTACCAGATATGGATTATCTAGACTATGTACCAGAACCAGTATATGATCCAGAATCTAACTATAAAAATGGCAGATGGGTTACATTCAAAGATCTCTTTCATATGTATAAGAAGATCAAAGGATCTGATCAAAATATTCCATTTGGTCTAGCATTTGATATGGTAAACCGTAGAGTATTAGAGATATACAATTTAGAGGTATCTTGTGTATTGGTTGAAGATAAAGCAAAGATCTTGTTTGATATGATGAAGAAGATGCCATCTATTGCATGGGTTGTTGAAGATTGATATAAACAAACAAGTATGATGGTATACCCTTATGGGTATACCATTTTATTTTTTGCTTTGAGTATATACTATAGATCTGAAAGGTAATCACTTGTGATTATCATCCACTTCTCTGAGGGAAGTTCCATATTGGATTAAGCTCTCTTCTTTGTAAGACCTAAGTATGTATCTTCTCTCTCTTTATATCAAATCTTTTATTTTCTATGGAGGTGTGCATTATGGGAAAAGTTGTTAGTCTTGAAAAGGCAAGGAGTTCTGAGGTACAAGATCTCAGAGAGGTTATGAACCTCTTTGATGAGATCATTGAGGAAGCTCCTAAGGTGGGATATCCAGAGATTGCTGTTGGAATGACTCCCATCAGAAAAGAGCTGGCTGGTTATCTTGAGGAGTTAGTAACCGTCGAGTAAAAATCATAAAGGAGTTGTAAGAAATGGACAAGAAGTTTATCTGCATCGTTGCCGATATGTACTATTGTGCAGTACAGGGTATCTATATCAATAGAATGCCATGCATCCATGACATTCCAAGGTATTCTGATACCTATGTTGCTCCAGACATTGTTTTTCCTGGGGACAACGACAAAATGGGAGTGATGTTTCTTGATGATATTATCAGGAAGTATCATAAGATTACCGATCTCGAAGAGGTATACAACATGTATCTCATCTGCGCGAATATCGAGGATGGCATCATTACTGATGCAAAACTTGATATGGTTATCAAGCATAATGATGAATATTCTAGAGAATATCTGGATTTCGTCAGGCTTGATATCGATCTTCTCGCCAACGAACTTCAGAAGAAGTTGCTTGAGAGTATCTACACAAAGTGGCTCGTGAAAGATATCAACCTCCCGACCAATCTCAATCAGACTGAAGAGAGCCTCAAGCTTACTGATGAGGAGAAGAGAGAACTTCTCTCTTAAGAATTGATCACTTCATAAACGAAAGGATAATGTGATAATCATGGCCAATAGCAATCTTATTTCTATCGATCTCTTCTATAAGGAGTCAAAGGCCCTTATTACGTATGAGAATATGAATGTTATAAGAACATTCGAAGGAAAGTATGGTCCGAAGATGAAAGAGTCTATTGGAGAGATTTTCAACAGATTCTCAGACCCGAGCAAAGACAAGTTCAATACACTCTCCATCCATATGGATTTCTCATTTCTTGAAGACAAGGCAATCGTCTGCGTTCAGAATATTGCTGACCGCAAGATCACGGATACATTCGATCTTGAGAAAGAGGATGTCGAGAACATTGAAAAGGTTCTTTGGCATGATCCCATTGTTGGTGCAATCTATCGGAATCTTAGATTCCCGAAGAATGGGTATAACCCATACATGAAAGCCATCGATATATTCTATCGGAATGGGGTATGCAACGTTGTATCTAATCTGATCAATGAACATGGAACTCCATGTTCATACAAAGACATCCTTTCTGCCAGCAATCAGATATCAAGACTACTGAGCATTGATGGATGTATTCGCGATATGAATAGTGATAACAATATTACCACTATTCATATTGGGATGAACAACGGTTCTGTTACGAGTATCCATTTCGGATATGAAAATTTACAGAATAGTATCGAGATAGTAGATGCAAACGATATCATCATTCCCAAGTTTGTATGGGAAGATGAGAAATATGCATGGATCAAAGAGTGTCCTGTCTGCGAGTATTTCTGGCTTGATGAGAACAGTCCGTCTCCTGGGAATGGTATCGTCAGACCAATCATTGAAGCTCTCGCAGAAGATCCTATCTGTGGATGGATCATTTCGTAACTCTACTATCATGGAAGAAGTGGATATCAAACCCACTTCTTTTTTTTTTGGAGGAAAGTATTATGAGTATCAATTATCACAAGACGTTATCAGCAAAGGATTTCCCATCTAAGTTTGTATTATATAAGATCTCCATACCAGTGGATGAAAATATGATATCAGCTTCATATAAATTCTCTAATGTAAAATTAGAAGGATATATCGATGGAGATAAGACCTTAGTAGAGTTAGACTTATCAAAAGATAAAAGTACTATACATCTTATATCTAGCATAATGGATATACCATATTTAGTATGCAAACCAGTAAACGGTAAACCTTTTGTAAAAAGAGTATGCGATATAGGAGATGTATCAAGTTATCTTCCAAATAGTTCTGATGCCATAATGAAGCCGTATGAGATGTATATAAAAGTATTATCAAATACAATTATTATCGAGAATGGTAATGCCAAGTATGGTAATCCAGATAGTATCTGTGGACAACTTAGATTCTCCTTTGGATGGGATAAATCTAACAAGAACGATGATATTATAAAGAATATATCAGAAGAGGATCTAAAGATGATATGGTCTAGATTATATTCTATAAGACCTGGATTATTCTTAGATATTATTTCTCCAGATAAAGTAAAGTACGTATAAAAGCACCTATAGTTATATATTATAGAATTGGTAGTAGATTATACTAGCGAGTCTCTTCCATTCTTATGGTTTCTTTGAGAACCTTGTATGATCGTTTCTATCATTACTGTCAGTATGCATTCACTTAGATCATATCTAGTACACTGACAGTGAAATTGTTCTCTCAGTAGTGACTGCAGTGCATAAAAAAACATCTTGTGCGATGCCAGTATGAGAATAGTTTCAATCATTATGGTCAGTATATATTCACTTAGAGAAGTCGACTCTCTGGTATACTGACTATGTAATCGTTCTCTCAGTAGTGACTGCCGCTGTATGTTGAAATGTCTTATAAGATATCTATGATTATAAGCATTTCTGTCCTTGTTGTATAATACCAGTATGAGAATGGTTACACTACCAAGGTACTTCGCGTACCTTGGTATATTTTTTGTTTATCTTAAAGGAGTTGTTTGGTTATGGGTAAGAAGAGCGATTCAAGTTTGAAGATCAATAGTATTGAGCTCAATTATTTCGCCAGTAGGAGAGAGGTTATAATAACCGCTGTATCTAAAGACTCTCCATCTGCAGTAAATGTATTGGATACTTCATTTGAGAAGAATGATGTAGATCTTATGAAGCCATATAATACAAAGTGGTATATTGGCAATACCAAAGATTTTCCTATAACAAGAATCAAAGCCAACTCTACTACATCTCTTATGGCTAAACTATTGACTGTTCATATCGATATAGCAGATAACAGAACGTCTGATGGAGAGCCATATAAGCTTAAGCAGTATTGTATGTATTTTGTTAGTAAGACATATGCCCCTGTTAAGAGAACAGAGATGCTTAAGGATGAAGAGATTGTTGAGCTGTTAAAAGCTCTTAGAGAAAGATACAAAGAGGTATTCTCTAGAGATGATAGATTCTCTGTTTAAGAAAGGAATATTTGAAAATGAGAGATTATGAACTCAGAGGCGAGATTATTAAATTAATCAATACTATCACAAAAGCAGTTAACGGTGCATTTCCAGATGACTATGCAGAGGCAGCTAAACAGAAGCAGTATACAGTTCATAGATTCTGTGGATTGAAGGTTATAGTGGTCAAGTATTTCCATGATAACCCAGATTACTCTTCTTCTGTAGCTATACTGAATGGGATAGATATTAATGCGTCTCCAGTATCTAAGAATGAGTTCCTTAAATATAAGAATCCTATAAAGAATATAATGAAGTTCTATAAGTGTGACACCATCTATATTGAGTTTGATCTTGGCAAACCAAGCAGAGTGATATTTGATATAAATGGTTCTCTTCTGACTCCAGATAAACTTGGTCAAAAATTTACAGAGACAGTGATATCTCCTATGAAAACTGATATCTATAAGTTGTTTATTTCAGAGAATCAAGAGAATATGGCAGAATTTCTTGTTGATTGTCTGAGATTAGATCCTTGTGTTGGCCCTTATATGCCATATAAGGAGAAGATCGATGAGTAACAGTTTAAAAGCTCTAGTGGATTTGGCCAAGAGCGTTATTGACTCAGATCCTGTCTTGAAGAGTATAATATGCTACAACAATACTAGCAATAAACCTTATGTAACAAAGGCTACTATGCAAGATTTGTTGGAGTATCGTAGTATAGACGTATCAACATTAAGCCATACTGATATTGATATCGTCTATATAGAGAAGAAGAACTATGTATCCATAATCTGTACTCTGTATGATAAGACAGGAAAGAAGATTCTTACAGTAGAACAGGAGTTGGATGATGATAATACGTTCAGTATTCTTTTAAAGAGCAAAGTTCTGTATGCAGAATATAGCGAATACTCTGGTCCTTGGTTTATCCATAGTATCCATATGCGTTATGATAAAGAGACCAAGGAAAAGACAATGCATTTGGGTCATGGGCTACATAGAAAATGGGGAGTAGTTCTTCCACAAACTGCTGATATTGATTATGGTAATCTACTTTCTATAGGAAAGGATCCATATATCAAAGAAGTAGAGTTATTGGCTATAAATATAATAGCTAACGATATTGATAGCATTGTTAGAGATATCTACATACTCTGTATGAATAAACTATCATGGTCTGAAGAGAATGTTGAGATGAGAAAAGAAAGGTTTTTAATGAAACAGAAGAGAGTATAGCAATACTCTATGATTTTATTGAAAGGTGTATATAACATCTTTCTTTTTTTTTTTAGAGAGGATAGGAATCATGGATAGCGAGACATTGAAGAGGTATTATTATAAAAGCATAGTAGTAGATTTTGACTATGTTGGTATACACGTAAAGTATGCCAATCCAAAGAATATAAATGATGATAATGTAAGAATGAATATACCCTATGAATTGGAGTATCTACAGTATTATACCAAACCAAATAAAGAGTCTGATATCATATTATCTCCATTAAGAAAAGTAAAGATAGATCTACCAGCAAAGGATAGCTTGGATATAACAGATCTTAAGGATATGAGATTCTTATTCTATACGAAAGATGTGGATAATTATAATAACTCCACCTTTTCTATAGAGACGGCTGCAAGATTTGTTTTCGATATTCCAGACTTTGAAAAGTTGTATATATTAAGTCAAATAAAGCATATGCTTTGTATGGAATCTTTACAAATCAATTATATAGGACTAGATATACCTAGGATAGATAGTATATTTGAATCTTATGGGTTTATTAATGCTGTTACCACAAAGGGCAAAGAAGAAGAGAAGAAATATTTGGATCCTTATATCATAATCCCACATTCAACACATATAGATATACACTCTAAACGGGATTATTGTCATGAGGATATAAAAGAATCGAGAGATATTGATCAACTTTTAAAGTATATAAAATCAGCAGCAGACTCGTTTATACAGACTCAACCTCAAATACCAGATGATGAGTACTATTCTCATATAGCGATAAATGTAGAGAATCCTAACGATATAAGGATATACTACTGTATGACTACAGATAGGTATATCAGTAGAATTATAGATGTAAGCAAATTGATAGATCATATTATGTTAGGAATACTGTACAAACAAGTCTTATCTAGAAAGACTACATTGAGGTTTGTATCTAGAAACAAAGAGTTATTGGATATGATGCGTAACAGTATCTAAAGTATTGACCATATTGTCTGGAGTAATGATGATAATGGAAAACCTTATAAAGGATATAGAAAGTATCAAGAAACAACTAGATATCCTCAAAGACCAGAAAACATGTTTGGAGAATGCTATATTAGATTTAAAGAAACTCAATGATGATGATGAATGTATAATCCCACTGTTTTCTTGGTTTATCAAACAGATAGCCAGCAAGTGTTATATTTTGGAAGATAATTTGTTTGAATTAGAAAACATTTTAGAATCTTGTAGTAGAAAGTAATAAAAGGATGAATGTCGCTTGACATTCATCTCTTTTTTTTTGTATATCTCCTTATTTAACCACATATGGGTAAAATAGAATGTTTGTAAAGAAGGTGATATACACCATGAGAGACAATACCAATGTAATGCTGTCAGATCCTATATATAAGATCGATATATCTCATCTACCAGACTATGATATAGCAGACTATGACTTCTCAGACCCTAAAGAGATGAAGAAATATTTTTTTGATGTAGAACGTATCTGTAGAGGATCTAGATCATACTCTAAACAGCTTATACCATTTCTAAGAGAGCATATAGATATGAACAAATGCTCTTTCTATGAGAATATAAACAACTTAGATACTTACTCTCTTAAGATCCATATACATCATACTCCATTCACTCTCTTTGATATAGTAGAAACTATCTTCACTAAGAGATTAGCACATAGAGAATCTCTATCTCCATTTATGGTTGCTAAAGAGGTTATGTATGTGCACTTCAATATGATGATAGGATTGATCCCACTATCAGAAACTGTTCATGAGTTAACCCATAATGGATTTCTCTTCATACCAACTACCAATGTATTTGGTAAGTATTGGGAGTTCATGAATCAATATAGAGATTATATGAATGCAGAGTTGCTAAGAGCTATAGAACAAGCAGAAGAGTATTCTAAAACATACGACTACTCTAAAGAGACTAAAGTTCTTACAATGGGTATGGTCCATATAGATCCATCAGGTGCTTATGCATTCCCTAATATGGAAGATATAAGAAATCTGATGCAGAATAAACTGGATAGATATGATTCTATGAACACAGATATCATACTAGGATCTGAGTATGAGACTTTGTCTTCTATGGATACTACAAAAGATCCTACAAAGAAACAAGTTGTTGAGTTTATCAAGTAACATCTATACAGCCCGTATACGTTTATGGGGTGGACTATTTGATAATAAAATTATAAAGGAGGGAAGTAACTCCAATGGTTATAAAGTCAACCGATATGGGGATCTATAACCCCACATCAATCATTGAAAGTTTGGATGTTCTCAGAGAGTCTGAATCTGATTATTCTGCATATATGGTTCCAGTACGTCACAACACTCGGCTTAATCAGGATCTGATTATACTCGAAAGCTTTGTGGATTATGCTACAAGTAATAATATCGAAGATGCTGGATATGCTATCAATCAGGTTTGTGAAGTTAACAACCTCAATGAATCTCTTATTGGGTTCTCTGTTAATGAAGCAACCCTGTATGAAGATGATACAATGCTTGAGACTGTTACCATGCTCAAAGAGAATGGTTATAATGTCTCAGTAGCTCCTATCTCTTCTACATCTTCTTATTATAAAGAACTCAATGAAGCATTGATCCTTGATGAGGCATGCTCTGGTTATGAGAACTCTCCTAACCTGATGGCTTATTGTGGTGATTACTCTATCTACTCTGAGGGAGTAATCGACAATGCTAAAGAGAGGGTTAACTCAACAGCAAAGATTCTGTCTCAGAAGTATGCTGCATTGAAGAAGAAGATGGGAGAAGTAGGTAGCAAGATTAAATCTGCTACTGGTTCTGCCAAAGTTGCTCTTCAGAATACTTATGATAAGCTTAAGGATGCCGCATCTTCTGTATGGAGCAAACTTTCTAGTCTTAAAGATAAGGCTGTAGATACTGCATCTAATGCATATAATACGGTCAAGGGAGCTGCTGGTAAAGCAGTTGACTCTATTAAGAATACCGCTGGAAGCCTAAAAGACAAAGTTTCTAGTAAGTTTACATTTGATTAAAGTGGAGGAGTTATAATGGGACTGTTTAATACAACCATTCAGACTTTATCCGAAATGGCAATTCAGGAGAGTGGTGTAGAACTCCCACAGGTAGCTGCTCCAGCTATTGTAGATGAGTTTAAAGCAACTCTTGATACAATGCCTACTCTCACGAATGAAGAGATGATGATTCCTGCTAGTGCTGTCCCTATCAAGCACAATAGCAGACTTGATAAGTATCTTATTGAGATGGAAGATCTCTCCCGTTATATGATCACCAATGGGATTACTTCTATTATGGAAGCGATCGATAAGATTGGTAATAATAATGGTGTAAATCTCCATAATCGTAATACTGCACTTGTCATTGATGAAGCATCTATTCTTCAAGAGATGGATGATCTCGGAATGAATATCGGTGGTGGTAATAGTAATGATGGAAACATCGGTACTATTGGACTGCTGGGTAATCATTTGGATATTGGCAAATTCCGACGCTTTGCTAATTCAAAAGAAGTAGTCGACTTAGTAGCCAACAAATATGGATTGCCAATTGTTAAGAAGAACTATTCTTCTCTCGGATTGGTTCAATCTAAACGTGGAGAGAATGTAGTTCACAATGGCAATACTAAGGCATTGACAGAAGATGCTCCTCTCACTCCTAATCCTGGGGATCAAGTTCTTAACGAAAAACCAGTTAATGACAACAAAGAAGATACAAATACATCTTCTTCTGTAGGTTCTCTCAAGGATGTAGGTCCTAAGAATGCAGAACAAGCTCATCAAGAGTCCATGCAGATGTTGAGAGACATCGCTAGTGGTAAATATGATGATGAGTTGATGGCTGGTTTGCTCTAGGATTAACTCTCTAAGAAAGGAGATTGAAAATATGCTTTATGTTGGTTCTCTTCGTGAGGCCTGCAAGGGCAATGATTGCCCTAGCCAGCTGATTCCTGGATATGGTCAGGATCATAATATTCATGATGGTCTTGAGCTTGGGGAAGATCCCGAAACCAATAAGATCAATATCCCAGCAATCAATGCTGCTCGCACTGCTGGTGGTGTTCCTCATCAGATTACTGCTGATAATGGTATCAATAAGACTGCTGCCAATCCAGTAGTTCCGAATGAGGTTAACCCGAAGTTTAAATTCAACGATCAAGAGCCTGACTCCTATCAGGAGAGTGGATTTAGATTCCGCTTCTAATAATGTAAGGGGAAGTATAAGGTTCTTGTAATGGTGTATTTCTTACCACGAGATACATCAATATAAATTTTGCAATCACTTTTGTATATACAAAAATGGAGGTATTTATAAATGCTTATTACTGAATCCCAGCTTGGAACTGGTTTTGGTCGTAGTGGCATGTCTCTCCTTGAGAATATGAGCTATCTCACCGAGGAGGAGTCGCAGTACCATGCTGCTATGGTTCCTATTGTAGAGAATGCACGTATTGGTGCTAATGTTGTAGCACTTGAAGATATTATGAAG